TTGATGACCGCGCGCAAGAAGCCAAGCGCAGCACCGATGCCGGCACCGATGCCGAACCGCGCGCAGCGCCGCGCATCCAAGAACAAGTAGAACGCCTGTCCTAATAGGGGGCGGTCAAGATTCTGCCGCCACGAGGCGGTCAGGTATCCAGCGCCGAGTGCTGCGCAGGCGCGGTCAGGTTAGGCTAGGGGGGATTTATGTCAGGACCACCACGCACGCCAAACGAAATCAAAGCCAGACGCGGCACGTTGAAGCCGAGTCGGGCCGTCGTTGTGCAGCTTCAGAACAGCCTGCCTCGTGCGTCCGAACTGGGCGTGCCTGACGGTTTGGGACCAATCGCAAGCGAAGCGTGGCAGCGAATCGTTGAATACGCCGGTGCGTGGATCGCCGTGTCCGACCGCGACGCGCTCACGATGCTCGTCAAAGACATCGAGTTCCTTGCAGGGCTTGAGGCACGCATCCAAGTAGAGGGTCCAGTGCTCTACACCGACAAGGGCTATGCTTACGCACACCCCGCAGTAGGGATGAGGACAAGCGCAGAGGAGAGTATTCGCAAGTGGATGAATCACCTCGGACTGACGCCATCCGACCGAGCCAAACTGGGGATCGCAATGGTCGAGAGCCAGAGCAAGGTGGACAAGTATCGGGAACGCCTAGCAGCGAAGGGTGGCCACCGCGCTGGCTGACCCCTGTCGCATCGGCTGACCTGAGCCGCAGCTTGGGCGACATCGTTGCCGACTTCGCCGAGGACCTCGTACCCATCGCAAAGGACTCCATCGCTGGCGCCTCTGGTGAGCCGCTCCAGTTCCGCATCTGGCAGAGGCGCCTGCTCCGCAGGATGCTGGCACGCAAGGCAGACGACACCTTCACGCACCGCTTCTTCCTGACAGGCATCGCACGCAAGAACGGCAAGACCGCGCTCGCCTCTACCCTGCCGCTCTTCTTCGGACTCTATGGCGACCGAGGCGGCGAAATCTACTCAGCCGCCGCTGACCGCGATCAGGCGAAGCTCGTGATGAGCCACGCCAGACGAGCCGTTGAGATGAGTCCCGAACTAGGCGCGCAGATCAAGGTCTACCGCGATGCGATGGAGTTCAAGGGAACTGGCACCGTCTACAAGGCGTTGAGTTCGGAGGCTTTTACGAAGGAGGGCTTGAGCGCCTCGCTGGTCATCGCTGACGAGTTGGCAGCGTGGCCGAGCCGCGAACTCTTTGACGTGCTCTCGCTCTCTATGGGCGCACGCCGCTCGCCGCTCTTCGTGGCGATCACGACCGCAGGTCAACGGATGGACTCCACCGGCTCAGACTCCATCGCCTACACGCTCTACCAGTTGGCGCGTCGCCGCATCGCTGGAGAGAACGACGACCCGACTCTTGGGATGGCGTGGTGGGAAGCCGCTGACGATGCCTACCTTGACGAAAGCAAGTGGGGCGAGGCGAACCCTGGACTGCTCAGCGACCCCGCGATCCTGTCGCTTGATGACCTGCTCTCTGCCAAGAAGCGAACGCCAGAGGCGGAGTTCAGAACCAAGCGCCTGAACCAATGGGTCAGCAGCTCGCAAGCCTTCCTGCCGACTGCAACGTGGGACGCCTGCAAGGATGACCAGATCGCGCTGAACAAGGAGGACGAGATTGTGCTGGGCTTTGACGGCTCGTTCAGCAACGACTCCACTGCCATCGTCGCGTGCCGCGTGGCAGACAAGGCGTTCTTCGTTCTCGGACACTGGGAGCGACCGCTCGATGCAGAACTCAACTGGCGCGTGCCGGTGGAAGAGGTTGAGGCAAAGATGCTGGACATCTGCAAGGCGTTCAACGTGCGCGAGATTGTCTGCGACCCATTCCGATGGCAGCGGTCAATGGAGGCGTGGCAGCAGATGGGGCTGCCTGTCGTTGAGTTCCCACAGACGCCGAGCCGTATGGTGCCAGCCACGGCAGCCTTCTATGATGCGGTGGTCAATGGCAGGGTGAAGCACAATGGGGACCCAAGCCTCGCCAGACACGCCGCAAACGCGACGCCGTACTACTCTCGCAATGGGCTTATGATTCGGAAAGAAAGCAAGACCTCGCTCAAGCGCATTGACTTACTTGTCGCCGCGCTAATGGCACACAGCCGAGCGGGTACACTTGGCAATGCGCCAGCGCCTAAGCCGAAGGCTAAGGTCGAGTGGATTGAGTTGTAGGGAGACTGATGGGCATTCTTGATCGCGTCTTCGGACGCAGCCAGCCAGAAGAGAAGCGATTTATCGGCGGTCAGTGGCTCGTCCAAGAAGCGCAGACAGGCGCAGCCGGTGTTGTCGTCACACAAGAGAACGCCACGTCAATCGGCGCAGTCTACGCAGCCGTCAAGCTCTACGCCGACACCGTTGCCGCAATGCCGTGGGACACCTACATCCGCATTGACGGAACGCGCCGACCATACCGTCCGCGTCCGCGCTGGATGGATGTGCCGATTCCAAACAATCCAAACTACAGCGCGTTCCAGTTCAAGCATCGCGTCGTCTCGTCGCTGCTACTTGACGGCAATGCGTTCGTGCTCTGCCTACGCGATTCTTCAGGCAATGTCATTGAGACACGAGTCCTTGATCCGCAGAAGGTAGAGATCAGGACTGGCGAGATGGGCGTGCCTGTCTATCACATTGAGACCGTTGAGGGCGTTGCAATCCTCGGCACCGACGAGATCATTCACATCCCCCTCTTCGCCACTGGCGAGATGCATCGCGGGCTGTCGCCAATCGAGCATCACAAGGTGACGCTCGGACTTGCATCTGCGACGCAACTCTTCAGCGCAAAGTTCTACGAGAACAACGCAAGTGTCGGCGGGCTGATCAAGGTTCCAGGCGAGTTGACGCAGGATCAGGCAGACGGACTCCGCAACGGCTTCGGTCGCCGACACGCTGGCGTAGACAAGGCGTGGCGCGTGGCCGTCCTAACTGGCGGCGCAGACTATCAGCAACTCGGCGCAAAGATCAGCGACTTGCAGCTCGTAGAGACGCTGCACTACGGCGTGGAAGCCATCGCTCGCATCTACGGCGTGCCCCTGCATATGCTTCAGTACCCAGGCGGCAATACGTCCTACGCCTCGGTCGAGTTGATCGGCATTGAGTGGCTGCGACTCGGACTCGGACCAATCATCGCCAACCTTGAGGCTTCGTTCCAGCGCATCGTGCCAGGCAGCCAGCAGACCTTCTTGAAGTTTACGCTTGACGGACTGCTCCGCGCCACGACGCAGGAGCGATACAACTCCTACAGCACCGCACTGAACAACGGCTTCTTGAGCATCAACGAAGTTCGCTCGCTTGAAGATCGCTCGCCAATCGGCGCAGCCGGCGACGAATACTGGAAGCCACTGAACATTGGAATCGTTGGCGAGACGGAGCCGCAAGCCTGATGCCGTACTTCGTCACAGACACAGCCGAGGGCTGCGCGGGTTGGGCGACAGTCAAGGATGACGGCGAAGTGATCGGATGCCACGACACCAAAGATGCAGCGGTCGCGCAGATGGTTGCCGTCTCGCTAAGCGAAGGCATTGAGCCAGGCGGCGACTACCGCGTGTTGCCAGACAACTACCGACCCGCACTCTCTGAGGATGTGCCAGAAGGTCGCGCTTGCGGCAACTGCGTCTTCTACAACGAGGCAAAGATTGAAGGCGACAAGGCGTACTGCGAGAAGTGGGATGACTACGTGAGCGGCGCCTACTACTGCAATGCGTGGGAGCCTGACGATGCCGGCGAAGACGACGGCGAAGAGGACGAGGCTCGCGTGCTGATTGACGTGCCGCAATACATCCAGGAGGCCGCTGAGAAGGGTCTGACCTACGAGCGCAACGGCTACGCGGGCGAAGGGCTGACCGATCAGACGATTGAAGAGGCGCGTCAGCTGCGCGCTGGACAAGTCGAGGACGACAAGGTGACGAGGATGCGGGCGTGGATTCTGCGACACCGTGGCGACTGGGAAGACGTCCCTCGCAACAACAATCCAGATGACGAAGACTTCCCAGGACCAGGCGCCGTTGCCGCCTATCTGTGGGGCGTTGATCCCACAGCAGAGAATGGCACGCAGCGCGTCCTAGAATGGGCAGATGGCGTCCTCGCGCCGCTAGAGACTGAAGAGAGGTTTGACGTGAAGGAACTTGAGACACGCGCTCTGCCGATGGGCGAGTTCACCGTGACAGAAGGCGAAGATGGTCAGAAGACCTTCACCGGCTACGCCGCGCTCTTTGGCGCACCGTCGTCTGGGCTGCCATTCACCGAAGTGATTGCGCCAGGTGCGTTCCGACGCACGCTGAGCCGCGTCGCCGATGGCAAGAAGATTGTCTCATTCCTGTTTGGTCACGACGAGACTCGCGCACTTGCAACGACTGCAAGCGGCCGACTCGCGCTGACAGAAGACGAGCGCGGATTGAAGGTTGAGGCTCGCCTTGATCCAGCCGATCCAGACGCCGCTGGCGTAATCTCCAAGTTGACTTACGAGGCTGTTGCGATGGGAATGTCGTTCGGCTTTACGATTCCAAAGAACGGCGACGAGTGGGACGAGGACACGCGCACGCTGCGCGAAGTCAATCTCTTTGAGGTGAGCGTCCTCTCCGCAGGACAGACTCCCGCATACCCAGCGACGCTGGGTCTTACCTCCGTTCGCAAGGTCGCGTCCCGAATGGGCGTAGACGGCGACCGGCTTATCACAGCCATCGAGTCCCTGAAGTCAGCGACCCCGCTGACCGAGGCGGATGTCGAGGTGATCGAGACCGTCACGGAGAAGTTGGCTCCGAAGCGCACAGGGTTGGATTCGTCCATCGCTCGCGCCAAGTTGCTGCTCGCCGAGATGGAATCGGAATCGCTCTAAAAGCCACGAGGTCGCGCCCCGCTGCGCTAAGTACGCAAGCCCGCGAAAGACCATCCCGCTCGGTGAGCCGCACCATTGTGGAAACCAATCAAAAAAGGAGACAGAAATGTCAGACGTAAGGAAGCTACACGAGAAGCGTGCTTCCCTCTTGACCGAGGCTCAGTCCATCGTGACTGGCCTTGCCGAGAAGGGCGAGGCGCTTGAGGGCGAGTCACAGGCTCGCTTTGAGAAGCTCACATCAGAGGCTGCAACCGTTGCGGCCGCGATTCGTTCGGAGAAGGATGCTTCAGAGGCTCGTTCAGCCGCTGATGCAGCCCGCGCTGAGTTCGCTCAGGTGATCGCTCCGAAGGTTGAGAAGAGCGAAGGCTCAAACGACGAACTCCGCGCACTGGCCCGCACAGGCGGCGCGCAGACGTTCGAGTACCGCGATGTCTCACGCAGCACTGGCCTGGGCAACCCAGTCACCATTGCTGACCGCGTGAACGTTGTTGCGGCACAGTTCAACCCATTCATTGACCCAGCGATCATCACGGTCGTTCGCACCAGCACCGGCAACAACATTCAGTTCCCACGAGTCACGGCTCTTGGAACCGCTGGATCAGTTGCTGAGGCTGGCACGATCGGCGAGTCGGACGGAACGCTCAGCGCGCTGTCCCTCACGCCAGTCAAGTACGCGACCATCATTCAGGTCACCGAAGAGCTTGCCGAAGACGCAGCCTTTGACCTGAGCGCGATGATCGCCGAGAAGTGCGGCGCGGAAGTCGCAGTTGCTCACGGTGCCTTCGCTGGTACCGCTGTTGCCGCTGCTGCAACCGTTGGCGCAACTGGCTCAGGCACTGTGTCAATCAACCCAACCTATACCGACCTTGCGAAGCTCAAGGCGTCTGTGAACCAGGCGTACCGACGCGCTCCTAAGGCTGGCTGGTTGATGAATGACACCACGCTCGGTGTGGTCACTGGTCTCGTTGATACAACGGGCCAGCCGATCTTCCGCGCAGGTGACGCGAATGTGGCAGACCGACTCCTCGGAGCGCCTGTCTACAGCGCAGCGCTTATTGACCTGACGGACAACACCGCAGGGGCGATCCTCTTCGGTGATCTTGGGCAGATCTACACCGCTCTCGTGGGCGGCGTGCGTGTGGAAGTTTCCCGCGAGTTCGCGTGGAACCTCGGCCTGATCTCCTACAAGGTAGAAGTGCGCGGCGCGACTGGTCTTGCTCAGGCAAGCGCAGTCAAGTCGTATCAGTCAGCCAACGTCTAATCGTTTAGACGCTTAGGTTGAGCGGCAGGGAGTCGGGCTTCGGCTCGGCTCCCTGTTCGCATCAGGAGGGGAAATGGACATCTGGAAGAGACTGAAGAAACTGGGGCGCAAGGGCGCTGCTAAAATCAACGCAGAGGCACCTACGAGCCACGTAGAGCGCGCCATTGTAGTCAGGTGGGGCAATACAGCCACCGTGAAGCGAACGCCGCTTAGAGAGCGGGAAAGAGGGATTGACGAGTGACTCAGTATCTAGCGTCTAGGCAGATGAGCGTGGGGACTGCGGCTGCCAGCGTTGTCGAGGGTCGCGTCGCTGGAACGGAGGTTCACTTGCACGCACTCGCCAACAACTCAAAGGACGTGTTGATCGGCGCTTCAGACGTGAGCCTTGCCAATGGCTTTGTGCTACGCAAGGGCGAACACGTGACAATCCGGCTAATGGAGCGACAGACGCTCTATGCTATCGCCGAGAACAACAACCAAATCTTGACCGTCCTGTCAGTCGGAGGCATCTAAATGTCATACGCAAGTCTCGCCGAGTTCAAGGCTGCAATCGGGATCAGCGACAGCTCCGACGATACGGCGCTGCAGTCTGTCCTCGATGCAACCGACGCACTCATTGACCTCTACACCGACCGCAAGCAAGGCTTCGGTCAGGCGACGGAGACGCGCTACTACACGGCAGAGGAATACAAGTACGTCCTCGTTGATGACCTCGTCAGCATTACGACGCTGACCACGGATGACGACGGCAACGGCACCTACGAGACGACGTGGACGGTAAACACCGACTACAACCTTGCGCCCGGCAACGCCGCACTTGACGGCTGGCCGTACAACGAGATTGACGTGTCGGTCACGTGGCCGCGCAACTTCCCACGCGACGTCTATCGCGGCGTGAAGGTGGTCGGCGTCTTCGGCTGGCCAGCAGTCCCAAGCGCAGTCAAGCAAGCCGCAATCATTCAGGCTGGCGCAGTCTGGTCAAGCCGCACCTCGCCGTTCGGCGTGATCGGCTCGCAGGATCTTGGCGGCATCCTTCGCCAGACACGCGCACTGCACCCTGAAGCGCAGGTGCTTCTTGAGGCGTACCGAAAGCGCGAAGGGCTGGCACGCTGATGGCGCTCGGCAATAGCTTTGACCTGACGATCAACCAGGGCGCGACGTTTGAGCTGACCGTCACGTGGAAGGACTCGGCAGGCACCGCGATCAACTTGACCGGATACACCGCACGAATGCAGGTGCGCGAGACCTACTCATCTGCCACGAGCGTCGTCAGCCTGACGAGCGGCGCTGGGATCACACTTGGCGGGGCGGCTGGGACAATCGCCATTGCCATTTCTGCCACGACAACCGCTGCGCTCACCGCGCCATTCAGCGGCGTCTATGACCTTGAACTCGTGAGCGCAGGCGGCGTGGTGACGCGCCTCTTGCAAGGAGCAGCAACAGTTTCACCTGAGGTGACGCGATGACCGTAGAAGTTGACCTGACGCAGCAGATTATCTCGATCAACGACACGCGCACTGAAATCACCGTGCAGGCTCCAGGGCCTGCAGGCGCGCAAGGTCCTACAGGTCCAGCGGGCGCAACAGGTCCTGCGGGAACTGCAGGCGCAGCGGGTTCGGCTGCAACCATTGCTGTCGGTTCGGTCACGCAGGGGACGGCTGTGGCCGTCACGAACAGTGGCTCCTCATCGGCTGCCGTATTCAACTTCGTACTTGTCAAAGGTGATAAGGGTGACACTGGCAACACTGGTGCCACCGGCTCGACAGGAGCTGCAGGATCAGCCGCCACGATTGCGGTCGGCACTACAACTTCAGGAACTGCGGCTGCCGTCACCAACTCTGGATCTTCGTCGGCTGCGATCTTTGACTTTGTTCTTGTGCCAGGAGCAACTGGTGCAACTGGAGCAACCGGCGCGACTGGCGCTGCTGGCTCTGCAGCCACGATTGCAGTTGGCAGCGTCACGCAAGGCACTGCCGTTGCAGTGACCAACAGTGGATCAAGTTCCGCTGCAATCTTTGACTTCACACTTGTCAAGGGCGATAAGGGCGATAAGGGCGATAAGGGCGACACAGGAAATACAGGGGCAACAGGCAACACAGGCGCCACAGGCGCAGCGGGTTCTGCCGCCACCATTGCCGTTGGCGCAGTCACGCAGGGTACTGCCTTCGCGGTGACCAATACAGGCTCCTCCTCCGCTGCGGTCTTTGACTTCGTACTCGTCAAGGGTGACACTGGCAACACAGGAGCAACTGGTGCGACTGGATCAACTGGTGCGGCAGGCTCAGCGGCAACCATCGCCGTAGGCAACGTCACGCAAGGCACCGCAGTTGCAGTCACCAACACAGGCTCGTCATCAGCGGCTGTCTTTGACTTCACGCTTGTCAAGGGAGACAAGGGTGATACTGGAAACACAGGCGCGACAGGATCAACTGGTGCTGCTGCGACAATCGCGGTCGGCACGGTCATCACTGGAACCGCTGGCTCAAACGCCACTGTCACCAACGTCGGCAGCTCTGGCGCGGCAATCTTTGACTTCTCAATCCCGCAAGGCGTCGCTGGCTCAACAGGCGCAACAGGGGCGACAGGGGCGACAGGTCCTGCAGGCTCTGGCGTTGTCGTAGGTGGAACCGCAGGGCAGCTTCTTTCCAAGATTGACTCCGCGGACTACAACACGCAATGGGTCACGCCAACGCCTGCTCCTGGTACGGCGGCAACCAGCGGCGTCTACGGCGTCACGACGCTCACCGACTCCACCTCGTCTACCTCGACCACAACGGCGGCCACGCCGAACAGCGTGAAGTCAGCCTTTGACTTGGCTGGCACGGCAATCCCAAAGAACACGGTCACGACCGCAGGCGACATTCTGTACGCCTCTGGCTCGGCAACGGTTGCTCGACTTGGGATTGGGACGGCTTCGCAGATTCTTGGTATCGCCGCAGGCGTGCCTGCGTGGACTACGCCTGCAGCGGGAGGCGGTTTCTACATTGACATCAACGGAGCAGTAGCTGGAACGGCGCTTGGGCTTACAAGTCAAGCGTATCTCGTCACAAATGTTGGCGGAACTTCAAGCATCACAATCAGCGGAACAGCGTCATCGTTAGACACATCGGGAACAGCGCAGACAAGGCGCATCACCGCGACTGCCGATATTGACAGCATCGGCGTAGCTCCAGCCGAGACTTGGACAAGTAGAACTTCCCAGTTTGGCACCACAGTTATCAACGACGTTGTTCACGGAGGAACACTGTACGTAGCCGTCGGTGGTGCTGGCAAACTAAGCACGTCACCTGACGCTATTACTTGGACCTCTCGCACGTCTGGATTTAGCACCACAGCAATCAACGGCGTTGGATACGGCGGCGGCACATTTGTCGCAGTGGGTCCTTCTCAAACAATGACAACCTCCACGGATGGCACCACCTGGACGTCACGCACTTCTGGCTTCACAAACGATATTCAGAGCGTTTCGTATAACGGAGGCACATTTGTTGCGGTAGGGCGATTCAGCGAGATCACAACCTCTACCAATGCAACAAGTTGGACTGCTCGCACCTCTAACTTTGGGGGCGGGCAAATTTTTGACGTCGCCTATGGCAACGGGGTATGGGTTGCGGTAGGCGAGGCTGGTTCTGCCGTAAGCTCAACAAATGCAACGACCTGGACGGCTCGGACCATCGGATTTAGCTCAAACGATGCGAATGGTGTGACATACGGAGGCTCACTATTCGTCGTCGTCGGCAATGCTGGCCAGATGGCAACATCCGCTGACGGCACAAGTTATACGTCAAGAACATCTGGATTCGGAACAGCGAACATTAGAGAAGTTTCATATGGCAATGGTCTCTTTGTTGCGGTTGGCGCAGCGGGAACAATGACAACCTCTACCGACGGCATCACGTGGACTGCAAAAACCTCTGGATTCGGCGCATCACAAATCAACGGAATCGGATACGGGAATGGGACTTGGGTCGCTGTAGGTGCCGCGGGAACGCTAACAACTTCATCTGAAGTGACGACAAAAGCTGTATTCCTTCCAATTACGTATAGCACGAAGCCTTAGGAGAAGCGATGCGATACAGATACGAAATTGACGACGAGAACATTGTTAGGGTTTGGGACGACGAGAACCCAAACGAGAGCGGCGCTCCATTTTTCTATCAGCCGTATCACCCAGAAGGACGACCGTGGGCGGATAGGGCAGAGGCGCAGGCGTGGGCAGATGAGTTTGTTTCTGGGCTTGCTGTATGAGCTTCTCAGACAAGACAGTAATCGAGGCGGTTCGCGAGCATCTTGAAAGCACGCCCTCACCGGTCGGCTATGCGTTGCGAAGGGTTCACGCCTATCCGCCAGACAATATTGCTGTTGCTCCTGCTGTCGTGATTATCCCAGGCGATGACACGGTTGCCTACGGCGCCTCAAATCGCCAAATCACGCTGACGTTGAATGTTGTGATTTATCTGACCCCGCAGGCTGACCTTGCGCGCAAATATGAGGACTTGATGACGTGGCGAACGTGGCTGCGTGACGCCTTTATTGACGGCGTGACGCTGGACAATGCGAGTGGGGTGGCGCAGGCAAGCGTGACCTCCACCAACATCGGCACCGATACGTGGGGCGACGCAGATTTCCTGACTATCACGGCAACGGTTGAAGTCTCAAGCGTGGAGGCGATTGCCACCAGTGCCTGACCTGAAGAAGCCTCTGACCTATCCAGTGATCAGCCACATTGACGTGCAGTTCGTGCCAGGCTCAATCCCACAGGGAGAGTTTGTGGCTGGTCTGCCTGCCGACGGTAGTATCATCAGCGCACCTGTGGTTCAGGCAGAGGCTTGGATCGCAGCAGGAATCGCCAAGCGTGCCGCACCAGCGGCTGAAGACAAGGAGAACGACTAATGCCAGCCGCATCCGCAGGGAACGTACTGTTCAGCAAACTGGTCGCCTTCAAGGAGGCGACGCCTGGAACTATCCCGACGCTGACCAGCGGCGGACGCAAGCTGCTCGTGACGCCAACTGGCGTCATCTCCGAAGGCACAACGATTGAACTTGGAACCGAGCGATCCGTTGCGCTTCGCAACCCGCTCATCGGCTCCACCGGCACGATCGTCTCCGTTGAGCCAACGCTCAGCGCGACCGTCCCTGCCGTGAGCGTCGGCGAACTTCCACTCTGGCTCTCAATGACGCGCACCGATACGCCTTCAGGCACGGCTGCGCCATACGAGTGGGACTACGACTACTCGATGACAGCGGCGAACTCGCCGACCTCCTACACGTTGATCGCAACGGATGGCACGCAGGCATACGCCGCGAACTACTGCTTGGCTGAGTCAATCACGATTGCGGCCGACCGCAACGGACTCACGAATC